TGATGTCGGCGGGTATGACGTAGGAACCAGAGGCGACGTGCATGGGCAGGTGGTCGGTGCGGCCAGAAACTTGGCTATGGATCGGCCCCTCGTGGATGACTTCAACGCCCGGATTGGTTGGCGTCTTCATGAAGGCGGGCGTGTGGCCGCCAAAGGCCCGATGCGGGCGGGTCTTACGGGCGGTGCTGAGAGCAGCCGCAATGGCCTGATCCTGCGGATGGCCAGCCTTGACCATCTCGGCAATGTTGCCGCTGATCGTTTTCTGGGATGATCCGCGCTTCAGGGGCATGGCGTCCTCAATTTCCCGTATAAGCAACGCAGAAATTCATGCCTGCGTCGGTTTTTAGAACTATGCCATTTGTATATGCCAAGTTCACATTTTGATAGGGCGTGAAAGAAGAAGCGTTTGACGGCAGAGACGCAAAAATCAAATTTGACGCCGATATTCCGCCAGTTGTCGCGGAGTCATAGATGTAAACTTGAGCCGAACCGGCATGAACAGGAATTGAAACGGCAAAAATGCGGCCTGAGCCCGCAACAACCAGTTGAGTTGTAGACGCTGCAATTGTTGGGCTAGTGGTTGCTGGAAAAGAAGCTGCCGCAATCGCCGCCAGATTGGTGCAAATGCACGGCAGATCAGCCTCAATCAGTTTGAGCGACTGATTGAGCCCATTGATGGCGATGACACCATTCTTTTGTACTGTGAGAATGTCGTCTAAGGACGCAGCCATCAGAACTTCCCGTCAGGTTGTACGCGATAGCGCATGTTGCCGATACGCCAGAAACTGCCCACATCATTGCTGCTGACAGCAATTGAGACCAGCCTGCCTCGGAATCTTGGCGTTATGAACGTCGTGTTCTGGGTAAGGTAGTAGGGGCCATATTGAACCGGCGTTTGCCCAGCATAATCAGCCACATAGAACGTAAGCTCAACTTGAGCAGTAGGCGTTTGATAGACCGTCGTGCCGTTTGCCGTCCCGCCAAAGTAGCCCCATTTCATGTCGGGCCAAACCTGATCCACAAACATCTTCAGATCAGCTTCCGCAATCACGAAATAGCCGGTTTGGAAGTTGGACAGCATGGGTTGATTGTCTACGCCATCGTAGGCAGCGTTTGGAGACGTTTCATGCTGATAGATGAAACGGTCTGTGCCAGCGCCAATGGGCGGTCCAAGGACGCTTTCATTGATCCAAGCCGTGCGCGCGAGCGTCCCGTAGTCCCACTGTTGCAAAACGATGTTGTATTTGACGTAGGCGTTAATTTCGCCGCCGTTGCCCTTGGTCGGGTAGTACCAAGCCACTTCGCCAAACCGGCTGTTCGTAGCGACACGGATCTTGTCGAGGTTGTCAGTGTCAAGGTCTTGGAAGATAACGTCCCACACGGGGCAGGCGATTGGCTGCGGACCACTGCCCGCCAGCATGTAGAACTGGCTCTGGCCCATCCAGTAAACGATGCCGCTCATGGCGGCTGCGGCCTTGCGGCCAATCAGGCCGCATCCCGTGCCAATTTCATTGAATTGGTAGACGTAGGGAAGGCCGACATACTGCATCGACCAGAGGCCAAGATCGGTCCAAACAAGCGTCTGTTGAGCCGCCTGAATGCACTCAACAATCTTGGAGCCCTTGGGAATGCGGAAATATCCAGCCTGATTGGTTGTTGTTCCCGTCCAAACAGTGAAATCGTCTACGTCGCACCAGCGAATAAGAAGCGGGTCTTGGATGCCCGTTAGGGTCGACCCCCACGCCACTATTTGGCGCTGCGGCATGGCGACAACGATACCGGCATTAACTGCCGGAGCGGTATTAATGACGGCAGATGTTGAATAGCCAGCAATTGGCGACCATTCATAAATGGGGCCGTTGAGGGGGCAAGAAATTAGGATTTCGCCCCAATTATCAAGCGTCCAATCCGCAGTCTGGATGCTTTGGCCGTTCTGCGGCACAAACGGAACGCCAGTTCCGTAACCACCTCGACCATACCCGCCACGGCCATAGCCTTGACCGGACTCTACCGGACCAACACCTATGTAATACACATAACGCGCATCCCCGCCATTCATGGGTTGGTTTGAGACGGACGAAGAAGCTGCGTTTTTTGCGACAATTACAAAGTTGTTGGCATCTATGATGCTTTGAATTGTGTAACTTCCGTAGAGAGTGATTCCGCCGACAGTCGTTGAAATCAAAATTGGAAATGTTTGATAGAGATTATAACCGTTATTCGGCAGCGTTACGGTAACACTTGAGTCTCCGCTCAGAGTGCTAAATTCAACAATATCTCCACCATTTGTCACGGTGGAAGTAGCCAAAACTGGAGCGCCAAGCGCGTCAACTGCCGTAATATGGTATTCGTCAGGGTCATTAAGCGGATTGGTGCAGGGATAAACGCCAAATAAAATCAACCCGCCAACTGCAATCGGCGTTTGGATGTAAACATTATCCCATTGGGTGATGCTGCTGCCGGGGTCAATAATTGTAACGTCAGAACTGCCAGATGTCGTGCTAATGTCGACAGCAGTGTTGCTCGTTAAGGTACGAGGTGTGATGATGTATTGGTTATTGTCCTGTATGTACGATAAGGACTCCTCCGCCCCTACAGCCAAGTAGGAATTGGCATTCGTGTCTTCCCATGCCCAAAGAGCCCTAACTTGAGAGTCAATCCGGTTAGGAAAATACGTTGTCCAACCGCCTAGCTTTTGAACCAGTCCAAATCCCTGCCGATCAGGAATGAACCTGACCAAATCGCTTGACGAAATCGCCGCCTGATTGAGCGCAGGGGTACGGTTAACGTCAACACCGGGGACCAGTTGCAGAGCTGCATGGGGCATCGGTTAACCCCTCGACGGTGTAGCAACAATAGCCGGGGATTGCGAAGACCAAGCTGCCGCCTCGTACTTTTTACGGCTTTCTTCAACCGCAGCGCCTTTCAGAAGCGCGTTATATTGCGCTTCATAGCTCTGCGCCATCTGGGGGTCATCGCTTTGGCGGCCAAAGTTGCGCTGGTAGGCCGAGATGTAGATCATGGACGCCATGATGAATACGTCGGGCAGATAGAGGCTGATGAATGTCGTCGGGTTGGTTGAAGACAGGCTCGCAGGGCGATAAGTGCCAACGATTTCAACGAAGTAGGTGGCATCTGAATAAGGCCCAACTAGGAAAAGATTGTCGTTGAAGGGCGCAAAATATTGGGGAACACCTGTATAGGAAGACGACCCATAGACAGCATCGAGGTATTCTTTGGTCGTAGGAAGCAGCGGCGTCCGCGTGCCAGCGTCAGGGTTTGATTGACCAGCAGGTGTAATGACGTTGATTTGCTCACTGACGACAATCGTGCCCTCTGGAATGATGATTTGGCGGCTTCCAGAAGTTATCGTGTAGCCCGTCACAGACGTTGACGTAAACAGAAAGTCCAGATCACGATACATGCGGTTTTCAGCGTACACAATCATAGCAGGTAAAATAGTTAAATAATTTGTATCTGTGGGGTCAACGACAGCCAATTCAGCAATTTGCTGAACATAGCTCATAGTTCCGGCGACTGTTCCGCTATAGGAAAGACCTGTGGTCACGGGCTGGGCTCCTGTAGAACGTCACCATAGCATTGTTTTTGGTTTTCCGCACCATCCGTCACGGCGGGCGTTATTCACCTTGATCTCAACAATAGTTTGCTGAGTATCCTTGGATGACCAGCTTACGTCCCGCCAGACCTCGCAGACTGCCTCATTAGTCGCGACGGTGGCCGTCAGACTTGAGCAACCCATCAGGGGAAGTATCAACAGTGTCGCCAGCACGAACCGCATCTTGCGTCCTCCTGAGAACGTCAGCGGTCGCTTTAGCCTCAATCTCGGCAATAGCGTCCGCCCTGATTTTGTAGATGACACAACTAGTTAGCCCAAGGACTAACATTCCAATGGCGACGTATCGCCCAATCGGAGTGAAGAGCAGACTAAGCACCGTCGCGGTCCATGTTCTTCTTGCGCCAATACCAGATCGCTCCACCAAGGCCGACAATTGCGGCCATGATGACAAAGTTCTGGTTGTGAAGTAGGCCCATAAGCTGATTTGCCGTGTCAGAAGATCGGAAGAGCGTCGTGTAG